TACGCGGGTATGAGACAGCCGCAAAACGCGTAAATTCGCGTTTTAAGGGGCTTTGCGCGGCGTCCTTAACAAGTTACCAAGTGCAGTCAATGGTCACGGATATGACCGAAAAATACTCGGCTAAGACTATCCGTAATACTATCACCCTGTTGTCGAGTGCGTATGACAATGCAATACGTCTCGGTCAGCTTGAGAAGAACCCGTGCAAGTATGTCACGCTTCCAAAGAAAGAGCCGAGTAAAATCGACATCTTCGACGAGGAAGAAATCACGCGCTTCCTGCAGGCGCTCAAAGACGAACGCCTCGATTACAAAGTTGCTTATGAGCTGGCTCTGTTCTGCGGACTTCGCCGTTCAGAAATTCTTGGACTGACGGAAAGCGCAGTCAGTATTCCGTTCAAGTGCCTGACAGTGTCGCAGACAAGACATCATGTTGACGGTAAGATGATTATTCAAGGCACAAAGACAGAGTCGTCTCGCAGGACACTCGCTATTCCCGATTTTGTACTTGCGGACATCGACGAGCTTATCAGAAAGCACAACGCTGTACCGTATGAACACACAGACTTTCTTATCCAAGACGGGTTCGGAAAGCCGATGGGTCACAGCGCGCTCACGATGCAGATATTCCGCATCGAAGAAAGAGTCGGTCTGCCGCGTGTAAGTATCCACGATTTGCGTCACACATTCGCTTCAATGCTCAATAACGCGCATGTTGACATCGCGATGATTAGCAGAGAGCTTGGTCACTCAAGCATCGGTATCACACTCAATACATACACTCACGTCTTTGGTAATGTCGCAGAGTCTTCGAGAGGAATAGCCGATACCTTAAACAGCAAGTTTGAAAACAGCGCGATTCTCGCCCCTAACCTGCCCCTGCAGACAAATGAAAAAACCGCAAACGCCTAAAGCGTAAGCGGTTTAATGGCGGAGAGAGGGGGATTTGAAGACTATTATACCTGTAACATAGTGTAACAGCAGTGCGCACAAGGGAGCGTGTATGCGTTGAAATTTCAAGGTTTAACACGCTCAACGCGTTGGAAACAATGCGTTTGCGTTAGCCCCGCGTTTCCGAGAGTTATGCCCCTGCACTGCCCCTCAAAATGCGCAAGTAAAAAGGCGGTGGGTAGCCGCCTTTTCTTTTGGATAGGTGCGTATGAGTACGATTAGTGAGGGTACTTCACACGACAAAGTTATTATACCACAGATTCGTGATTATTACCATCACTTGCTTTACCTCTCAAACAAATACTTGTTTATCTCGTCCTGCTGTTTGGATATTCTGCCTTTGGTATCGTTACCCTGCTTCAGTTCTTCGCATATGACATACAGCGTCCTCAGGATAAGTGGCTGTGTTTTGTCGAGGTCAGACATCTTCTCTTCGAGAGCGTTCAGCCTTTTGTTGTCTCTGTCCAATTTTTCATGAACATCTTCAGACGGCTTCTTCAGCCCCTTGATGATTTTGAGTAGCCATCCCCCTGCAACGCACATGGCTGTGAAGAACGCCATGAACGCCATTGCGCTTTCATATGTGATCGTTATCACACGCATCACCTCACTTCAGCCGTATAAGAGCAATTATTTTTGTGCCACCGCCATAAGTATGAACTGCACTCTTGCCCTTCTTCACTCTTGATGCTGATTGGTTGTCCCATACATACGGGTTGTTACTTGCATCCCAAGTGCCATTGAATATGCAGATGTGAGAATTGCCACCCGCCTTTGTACTTGACTTGTCGCCTACGATGAGGATATCACCCCTCTTCAGCTTGGACTTATTCCCCTTTATAGTGCCACTCGGATAAGACACGGACATCTTGCTGTTTGCTCCGTCTACTTTGCCCCTACCATTGTGCCATATAAACTGACCGCTTTTGAGGATGCCTATCCTCTGAAGAACACAAGCCACATAAGTAACGCAAGTGCCGTACTTCTTTGACCCGTTTATGGTTGGATTCTGAATCCACTTGTAGGTATAGTTCTTCATCCAAGTCGCCTGAGTCTTACACGCAGACAGTTCCTTGTCGATTATGGATGGTGTGGGGGTCGGCTTTGGTGTTGGGTACACCGCCTTGTCATGCGTGTTAAGGTATTTCTGCCAAGCAGACATAGAGCCTTTGCCGAATATTCCGTCAGCCGTCACGCCGAGCTTTTTCTGAAGCGCGGTCGAAGTGCCTTTGCCCCATATTCCGTCTTGAGCAATGCCGAGCCACCTCTGCATATTGCGGACACACACAGAACCGCCCTTGCCATACTTGACTGACTTGAGCGCAGGATACCATTTAGCAAGGCTCTGATTCTGACCCGTGATTACTCCGTCCTGCGTAGTACCGAAGAATCTCTGCATTGCCTTGACTGTAGATATACCGCCAACGCCGTCTATGGTCAGCTTTCCGTCAGGAGTCGCTACGATTATAGGGGCTGTTGCCGTGGACATTGAGCCGTTCAGCTTACCGCTCCAACATTTGAGACAAGCACCTTTGATGTTTCCTTCGTATGTTATCCACCCGTTGCGGTAGGATGAAGTTGAAGCTGAGTCCTTGACGTAGACCCAGTGCTGTCCGTTCTCTTCCTTGTACGCCGTGACCGCTACGAAGTGACCGCACCCCGTCCACTTGACCTTCTTCGACCCTGCGAGTCTTGAACCCATAAGGAGAACCGCTACACGATTTCCTTTGCGTAGCTGTTCCCACAGCTTCGTCATGGTTGCGTGTTCGGATACCTCTGTGAGTCCGTAGTGCTTCATTGCAGTAGGGATACCGCTGTGGTATGTGCCGTTGCCCCTTGCCTCAGCGAACTGTTTCATGTACGGCTGTATGGTCTTTGGCGTTTGGTTTACAAGCGATGCCATCTCAATGATGGCGTTGCAGATTGACACCTCACCGCATCCGCAGTTGCGGATAAGCCACGGCGACCTCGGATACGGGAGTGATGCCCATCTTGTGTCGTACTGTTTGTAGCAAGTGCTATTCATCCTCATCACCATCCTCAAGATAGTCGAGTCCGTCTACGTTGACTCCTATCTCCTCACCTTTGGCTTCTGCCTTGAGTTGCCGTGTATAGCCCGTACCCTCTGCTCCTTGCTCCGTATAATCGTTATTGAAGTAGGTAGCACAGAACACGATGATGAAGTTGGCAATCACGGACAGAATCCTATAAATGAGGTTCAGTTTTGGATTGTTGAACTGTGCCACATCGGTCGCCATCAATGCTGTGTTAAAGCAAGTGGCTATGACAAGGACAGTTCTGATTATTGTTCCGTTGTTCATTTGAGTTTCCTTTCAGTTTTCAAATCTTGATTTTAATTTTTAGATTCTGATTTGAGATTTTACGCTGTACTTAACATACCGCACACCTCCTTTCGGAGAATGCTATGTATTCTTTATGCAGAGCGTTAACAGGTGAACAGTGCCACGATAATTTAATCCGTTTGCGGCGTTGTACTGATACAGCCCTACGCTTGTCGAAGTGGTGTACGAATCTAAAAAGCAGAGCATACCTGGCGCGTCAGTATTCCATGCGGCACAATGAGCAAGCACTGAATAGCCAGCGGGCACATTGACCGAAACGGATGCGGGGGCTCCACTGTATGCAGCTATCGTTCCTGACAAGGACTGCGTAGTGTGCACCACTATAAGTGGAGCATTGAGCATCTGAAGAGTTTTCAGTAACGCCTTTTTTACAACCAGTTTGACCATCTACGCCACCTCCTATTCTGTTTCAATAACATCACTCACCCAGCCGAGGTCTACAAGGGCGTTATATAAGTCCATATCCTCGCCGGCTGTAGCTCGGCCTGTCGATGAGTTGACTGTTACATCTAATATGTATTTAGGGTCTGTCATAGACACAAATACATTAGTTATAGCCGATGCTATAGCCTGCACTGCGGTTTTAAAAATAGACGGAGCGACTACCCTTGCAGATGTTTCTGTACCTGCCACAGCTTCCGCCTGTGTCATCTGCGTGGACACTCCGAGAGCTGTTGCAGGGACTTTGTTCGTTTCAGTCCCATCGTCTATCGCAAGATAATCCGTTGCTGACGGAGTTCCCACAAAGGAATTTAATTCATGTATCTGCATGATTTACCTCCTTACTCGGAGAGCTTGTTCTCGCTTATGTAGTTTCTAATCTGTGTGATTTTGCCCTTAAGAGCAGAGTCTACTGCAAAGAACGAGCCTTTGTTATTTGATGAGATCATATCGCCTGTATCAGCGTCTATCTCGTCATAGGTGTAAGTTATTCGGTCACCACCGTTTACATTAAGCACTGCGAATGATGCAAGTTGTTTGATTGTGTTAGCCATAGAGAAGTTCCTCCTGTTC